CAATACGATAAAGGTATGACTAATCAACACTTTATGACCGACCATGTTAAGAAAACAGCAGAGTTAAAAGACGCTGCAGTACTTCTTATTGAATCACCTGTTGAAAACGTAAGACAAATACAGTCTGTATTAGAGTATGTTATTAAAAACGACAAACCTCTATTAATTATTGCAGATGTAGAACCGGCAGTTGTTTCTACGTTAGCTATGAATAAGACTAAAGGCAATATTAAAGTAAACATTATAAATGCACCTACTTTTGGTATTAATAAAAGAGAAATACTAGATGATCTAGCTTTATTAACAGGAGCAACTGTTATTAACGAAGATCTTGGTGATGATATGGATTTAATCCAACCAGAACTTCTAGGTACATGTATAAGATCAGTAACAACTGAAAAAGATACTATTATACAAGTTCAGGACTCATCAGAAGAGATTCTAGAGATCATAGAGCAAATTAAAGAAGATTTATCAACTACACAGAACCCAGGAGCGGTAGTACGCTTAGAAAAGAGATTAGCTAGGTTATCAGCTAAGATCGCAGTGGTTAAAGTTGGTGCTAATTCTGATATAGAGTTAAAAGAAAAAACAGATCGAGTAGAAGACGCTATATGTGCTACTAAGGCTGCGATTAAAGAAGGTATTGTTCCAGGAGGTGGAATTGCATTATTAAATGCTTCACAAAACATAGTTGCTAAGTCAACTGGGGAAGAAGTGCTGCTAGAAGCAATTAGAGCACCTTTTAAGACGATATTAGATAATGCTGGTATATTAGAATATGAATTACCAAAGAGTAAAGGTAGAGGTCTTAATGTGGTTACAGGTAATATGGTAAATATGATTAAGCAAGGAATTATAGATCCTCTATTAGTTACCAAAAGTGCACTTCGTAACGCAGCTTCCGTAGCTACTACAATACTATCAACTGATTGTGTAATCAATAATTTAAGAATTGATGAAGGCAATAGGTAATAACGTAGTAATCATACCGGTAAAAGTTACTGGTGACAAAACTAAAGGTGGATTACTTTTAGTCAAGAAAGATAGAGAAGATATAAGATATACAAAAGCTGTCATTCATTCAGTTGGCGATGATATAAAAGCTTTAAATAAAGGCGATGAAATCTATTACGATAGACACGCTGGGAATAAAATTGAATTTGATAAAGAACAGTATACTGTTATTAAGATACAGGATATTGTAGTTGTTTTGTGAGAAAACTAGAGGCTAGTGACATTAGGGACTTAAACCTATTTAAACATTACAGAATTGTAAGAAAATGGGCTTGCAAGAATAATAACCTTAATGATGCTGAATTAGAGTTACTTATATACTTTGATTGCATGGGAATGTTTACAAAACAAGATTATAAAATCGGTACGTACGCTTACAGTTGGGACAATAGACGCTGGAACAAGTTGATAAAAGACGGTTGGGTTGTAGTTTTTAGAAATTACAACAGGACAACACAAAGATACAACATCTACAAAGTTTCGTTAAAGTGCAAACAACTAATAGCAAGGATGTATCGTATAATGCTTGGAGATGAAGACATTCCAACTAGTTCAAGAAATAAAATAATGCTAGGTAAAACTTATACGGATAAAGTTTTAATAACAGCAATAAAAAACGTAAACAACGATAAAAATAGATAATTATGAATTATAAAGATCCTTTAAAAATGATTAATCCTTCAGAAGTTGCGGCTTTGGCTAACCCAGGAATGACATTGCAACCACCTATGCCAGCTAACCAAAAAGGTACAGCTAGACCGTTGTTTGGCGAAACGGTTCAAAACACAGCAGGACAAATATATGGTGACATAAACGAAAGACAAAATTCTCTAGGAAGTAATGCTCCTATGTTTATGAGTGAAGAGCAAGAAGATGCTTTTGGACCTGGAAGTGAAGTGTACAAAAGTGGCAACACTGCTATATATGAAGGAATAAAAACTGATTCTAAAGAATAAAAGCGTTATAAAATAAAACAAATAAATAATTATGGACAAAAGAAAAACAATTATAAGTAGACACGAACTAGACGGAAGAGTTGGTGAAAGCGCTATTTGGGACGGACCATTAAGTAAAGAAGGTTTTCCAATGGGTAAAGGTAGTAGCTCTGGCATTACAGGTATGGAAGTATCAAAATATCCTTGTAGCTATAGTGACGCACCTATAACTCAAAGAGCAAAAGGAAAATAGAAATGGCGACAGGAGATATTAAACTACTGGCGGCTAACGCGTTAACACTAGCAATAAGCATGACTCACATAGAAGTAACCTTAAAAGTTATTCTGTTACTTATAAGTATCGGATATACAGTAACTAAGTGGGTAAAACTTAAGGAAAAGAAGTAATAATTATAACATGGCATACGTACAGAATTCATCACCATTTTTAAGAGTTAGAAAAACTACTAAAGGTAAGGGTAGAAATTTCCGAACAACAGAAGAAGGTGCTGGTATGACAGACGCTGGTGTTAAGAAATATAAAAAAGAAAATCCAGGTAGTAAGTTAAAAACTGCTGTAACTGGAGATGTTGAACCAGGGAGCAAAGACGCTAAACGTCGTAAATCTTTCTGTGCTAGATCAAAAGGCTGGACCGGTGAAAGAGGTAAAGCTGCTAGAAGAAGATGGAAGTGCTAAACAAACATAATTAAAATGGGACACAAAGGATACTACGGAGAATACACTGGAAATGCGAGACATTCAAGAAAAGAAGAAATGATTCATGACCGTGAATTAATCTATGATGCTAAAAAACAGCTGCATGATGCTGATCAGGACTACAAACATGATACACGTGCTAAAATGTATGGAACACCATTAGAAAACTCAGGATTAGGTCCTAAAACAGCTGATTCAGCAGCTTATATGAGAGCTTGCGGATATAAAAAGTAATATGGAATCTAAAGGATTAGGAGATAGCATAGAAAAGTTCACTAAAGCTACAGGAATTAAAACCTTTGTAGATAAAGTGTCTGATGGTCTTAATATACCTTGCGGATGTCAACAAAGAAAAGAAAAATTAAACGAAGTTTTTCCTTACAAACAATAATTTATGGCTTTTAAAATGAATGGTGCGCCTTATGCGGACAGCGGTACTCCTATATATAGTATAGACATGGAAGATGGAGTTCTAGGCAAAGCTAATAACAACGGCACTATAGTTATAAATAAAGACATTAAAGATCCCAAGCAAATAGATGATGTTATTGAGCACGAGAAAGTTCATATAGATCAAATGAAACGGGGTGATTTAGATTACGATGACAACAATGTTTACTGGAAAGGTAAAAAGTATTCAAGAGCTTCAATGAAAGAAGGCGCTAAAAATCTTCCTTGGGAAAAAGAAGCATACACTAAAACTAAAAAATAATGTGGAAAGTACTACTTGGTCTTTTAAAAGGAGGTGAAGGTAGGAAGTCTGTAGCTGGAGGTTTAGCTTGGGAAATAAGAGAAGCAATTAAAGGGAAAGAATTAGATCCTGAAAAATTAATAGAACTTCAAACCAAGATAAATCTAGCTGAAGCTTCACATCGAACTTTGTTCGTTGCCGGATGGCGACCGTTTATAGGTTGGATTTGCGGTTTTGCGTTGGCATATAATTTTATAATAAGAGATTTATTTATATGGATAACTAAAACTTCTGACGCTCCACCAGCGTTACAAATGGAGCACTTAATGACGGTACTGCTAGGAATGCTCGGACTTGGCGGACTAAGAACATACGAGAAGATAAAAGATAAAGTAAAATAATTAAATTAAATTAAATGAAAAAAGTAGAAGAAACAACAAAGATTACAGACGAACAATTAGAAGTAATCACAAAGCATCAAAAAGATTTAAACAAATCTTTAACTAATATTGGGTTTTTAGAAACTCAAAAGCATAGCTTATTACATGAGTATGCTGGAATTGTTGATGATATTGAAAAGTATAAAAAAGAACTAGAAGATGTTTATGGCGCTATCAATATAAACATCGAAGATGGTACTTACACTAAGATCGAAAAAGAAGAATAGTGGACCACGTTGTAAGAAAAATAAGCATAGGTTCTGACTATAAAAACGAGGCTATGCATTATGCTGTAGGCCAGCAAGTTTACGGCGGACACACTATATGTAATATAATGTTCGATAAAGAAGAACAATCTTACAATATTCATATAAAGAAAAACAACGAAGTTTTGCCTTGGAAGAAGTTTAATAAAAACATGGCAATATCTGTTGAATATGATTTAGAATACTAATGAATAGTGTTTATCAGTTTATAATAAAACCGATAGGCGAAAGATATAATAATGAGTTGAAAGTTGGTGATAAAAAGCTAATTATCAACTCTAGTATCTCTAGTCATAAATTTGTTAATAGAAAAGCAGAAGTAGTTGCCGTGCCTTTAGCGTTTGAAACAGAACTAAAAAAAGGTGATAAAGTTATTGTACATCATAATTTATTTAGAAGGTATTACAATCAAAAAGGTAAATCTGTAAATAGCGGAAAATACTTTAAAGATGATATGTATTTTGCTTCTGAAGATCAGATATACATGAAACAGGTTAATAACAGCTGGAAGACAGTCAAAGACTATTGCTTCGTTAAGCCAGTTGTTAATAAGGACGACTCTAGCTTAAGTAAACTAAAAGAGTGCGTTGGTATAGTAAAATACGGAAACAACGTCTTAGAAGCTCTTAAAATCAACGAAGGTGATTTAGTTGGATTTAAAAAGAACAGAGAGTTTGAGTTCTTGATAGACGGTGAGTTACTTTATTGTATGGAATCAAATGATATTTTAATTAAGTATGAAAATAAAGGAAACGAAACTGAATATAATCCAAGCTGGGCAAATAGCAGTTGAAGAATTAATAAAGGTAGCTAAAGAAAAGATCGTAGACTCAGAAGATGACATCTCAGCTGATAGACTTAAAAACGCTGCCGCTACTAAAAAGCTTGCTATATTTGATGCTTTTGAAATTCTAGCTAGAATAGAAACTGAAGAGAATATTATAAACGAAAAACCAACAGAAGCAAAGATAGAGTCTTTTAAAGGTTTTGCTGAAGGAAGATCTAAGTAATGTACGAACAAAACTTATATCACACAGTAAAAGACCATATAAAGCCTAAGGTTATTAATAGACTTAATAGGCTTAAAAAATGGCAATACGGTTATGACAAAGAACATGATGTTGTCGTAATCAGTAAAACAGGTAAAATAGGTGAAATATACAGTATTCAAAACCTGTTAATAGCCTTACCATTAGCTGAAGACGTTTACAAGTGTTCCGATAAAAAAGAAGATCAACGATGGGAAGTTTTAAACTATCCATCTGAATTAAATAAAATAAAAACGGTATACGACTGGAATGACAGGCCTATAGCGTTTAAAGAAAAACACTATGACTACATCAACAAGGAGTTTGTTAGGCGTGAAGAAGGTTATTGGTACTATAACAAAGGTGTTTCTACTTATATTACTGGGTCTCACTACATGTACTTGCAGTGGACTAAAATTGACGTGGGGCACGCAGACTTTAGAGAGTCCAATAGATTATTCTATATATTCTGGGAAGCTTGCAAAGCAGATCCAAGATGCTACGGAATGTGCTACCTTAAGAACAGACGTTCTGGGTTTTCGTTTATGGCATCATCAGACACAGTCAACCAGGCGACAATATCACGAGACGCTAGGTTTGGGATACTATCTAAATCCGGAGCTGATGCTAAGAAGATGTTTACCGATAAGGTTGTACCAATATCACTTAATTACCCCTTCTTCTTTAAACCAATACAAGACGGTATGGAACGGCCAAAAACGGAGCTATCCTACAAAGTACCGTCTAAGCGGCTCACGAGAAACTCGATTAAAGAAACCTCGGAGGATGTACAGGCAGGGCTTGACACCACGATCGACTGGAAGAATACCGGTGACAACTCGTACGATGGAGAGAAACTCAAACTACTCGTCCACGATGAATCGGGTAAATGGGAGAGACCGGACAACATCCTCAACAACTGGAGGGTCACAAAAACAACGTTAAGATTAGGTAGAAGAATCGTCGGTAAATGTATGATGGGTTCTACTTCAAACGCATTAGATAAAGGTGGAGAAAACTTTAAAAAGCTATACGAAGCTTCGGACGTCAACAAAAGAAACCGTAACGGTCAGACTAGCTCAGGATTATATAGTCTGTTCGTACCTATGGAATGGAACTACGAAGGATACATTGATTCTTATGGACTACCTGTATTCGACACTCCAAAGAAACCAATTAAAGGAGTTGACGGCGAAGACATTGATATAGGCGTAATATCACATTGGGAAAACGAAGTTGATGGTCTACATGATGATCAAGACGGTTTAAACGAGTATTATCGACAGTTTCCAAGAACAGAGAAACATGCTTTTAGAGATGAAGCTAAAGAATCTTTGTTTAATTTAACTAAAATATACGAGCAAATAGACTATAATGAGGACCTTCGTAACACTAATGTTGTTACACAGGGTAATTTTCAATGGGAAGGTGGGATTAAAGATACTAGAGTGTTGTTTGTTCCTAATAAAAACGGCAGGTTTTTAGTTAGTTGGGTTCCTCCGGTTGGACTACAAAATAGATACAATATAAAAAATAACACTAAATATCCAGGAAATGAACACTGCGGAGCTTTTGGATGTGATAGTTACGATATATCTGGTACTGTTGATGGTAAAGGTTCTAAAGGATCTTTACACGGATTAACTAAGTTTTCTATGGAAGACGTGCCACCTAATTTGTTTTTCTTAGAATACATATCAAGACCTCAGACTGCTGATATATTCTTTGAAGATGTTCTTATGGCTTTAGTATTTTATGGTATGCCTATATTAGCAGAGAATAATAAGCCTAGATTATTATATTATATAAAGAGAAGAGGTTACAGAGGATATTCAATGAATAGACCTGACAGAACAATGAATAAATTATCTACAACTGAAAGAGAAATAGGTGGTATACCTAACTCTAGTGAAGATATAAAGCAAGCTCACGCAGCTGCTATAGAAGATTACATAGAAAATCACGTAGGTTTGTTGAGCGAAGGTTACGGTAATACTTACTTTCAAAGAACATTAGAAGACTGGGCTAAATTTAATATAAACAACAGAACTAAGCATGATGCCTCTATAAGTTCTGGACTAGCTATAATGGCTTGCAATAAACATAGATACTCACCAGTAGCAAAAAGAACAATATCAAAAGTTTCTTTAGGTTTTAGAAAATATAATAACACAGGAGTGAATTCAAAAATAATATAATAAATGGTCTATACTAATAATAATAGCATCTTTCCAGATCAGGTGGTACCTGAAGAAGAAAAGAAATCATTTGAATATGGTTTAGCTGTTGGGAACGCTATTGAACAAGAGTGGTTTAGAAATAACAGTGGACAGAATAGGTTTTCCTATAACTTCCAGAACTTTAATAGACTAAGATTATACGCTAGAGGTGAACAACCTGTGCAGAAATACAAAGATGAACTGTCTAATAATGGTGATTTGTCTTATTTAAATTTAGACTGGAAACCAATACCTGTTTTATCTAAGTTTGTAGATATAGTAGTTAATGGTATGACAGAGAAGGGATACGAATTAAATTCTTTCGCTTCTGATCCATTTGCCTTAAAACAACGTACTGATTTTGCGGCTAATGCTTTACGTGATATAAAAAACAAAGCAGCTATAGATCAGTTGTCTCAAGCTACAGGTCAAAACTTTTACGCTTCAACAGATCCTAATAACCTGCCTAAAGATAAAAATGAATTAGATCTATATATGCAGCTTAATTATAAGCAAAGCATAGAAATAGCAGAAGAAGAAGTTATAAATAATGTTCTTGACTCTAATAAGTTTGATGAGACTAAAAAAAGATTAGCTTACGATTTAACTGTATTAGGTATATCAGCGGTTAAAACGGGTTTTAATTTATCTGAAGGCGTAACGGTAGAATACGTTAATCCTGCTAATTTAGTTTATTCAGCAACAGATGATCCAAACTTCGAAGACATCTACTATGTAGGTGAAATAAAAAGTTTAACTCTACCTGAAATAAAAAAGTTATTCCCTAATCTTACTAACGATGAATTAGAAAGAATACAGAAATATCCAGGTCGTCAAAACTACGCACAAAGTGATTGGCAAGTAAATAGTGATAACAATCAACATCAAGTTTTGTTTTTTGAATATAAAACATATCAAGATCAAGTATTCAAAATAAAACAAACAGAACAAGGTTTAGAAAAGACTTTAGAAAAACAAGATACATTTAATCCTCCACCTAGTGATAACTTCGAAAGAGCATCTAGGTCTATTGAGGTTTTATATACTGGAGCTAAAATTTTAGGTATGGGTGATACCATGCTTGAATGGCAATTGTCGGAAAACATGACAAGACCTTACGGAGACACTGTTAGGGTTAANATGAATTATGTTATATCAGCACCTAGAATGTATCAAGGTCGTATTGAATCTATAGTAAGCAGAACAACAAGCTTTGCTGATATGATTCAATTGACTCATTTAAAACTACAACAAGTTTTAGCTCGCATGGTTCCTGATGGTGTGTATGTTGATGTCGACGGGTTAGCTGAGGTTGATTTAGGTAACGGTACAAACTATAATCCAGCTGAAGCATTAAATATGTACTTCCAGACTGGTACTATAGTAGGTAGATCACTTACTCAAGATGGCGAAATGAACAGAGGTAAAGTGCCTATTCAAGAACTACAAAGTTCTTCAGGTATATCCAAGATTCAAGCTATGATACAAACGTATCAATATTATCTTCAAATGATACGTGATGTTACGGGATTAAACGAAGCAAGAGACGGTAGTACTCCTGATAAAAACGCTTTAGTAGGTTTACAAAAACTAGCTGCGGCTAATTCTAACACAGCAACAAAACATATACTACAGTCTTTAATGTACATAACTATAAGGTCTTGTGAAAACATAAGCTTAAGAGTTAGTGATATGTTGCAATTTCCTCTTACAAAAGCATCGTTATTAAACAGCATAAGCGCTTTCAACGTAGCTACTTTACAAGAAATAGATTCTTTATCCATACATGACTTTGGTATATTCTTAGATTTAGAACCAGACGAAGAAGATAAGGCTCAACTAGAAAAAAGTATACAAATAGCACTACAATCAGGCGGCATTAAGCTAGCTGACGCTATAGATATTAGAGAGATACAAAATATAAAACTAGCTAATACTTTATTAAAGTTTAGACAAGCTGAAAATCAAGCTGCTGAAAGAGCTGCTCAGATGGAAAACATACAAGCTCAAGCTCAAGCTAATTCTGAATCAGCTGAAAAAGCTGCAGCTGCTGAAGTTCAAAAACAACAAGCTTTAGCGCAGACAACGGTTCAAATAGAACAAGCTAAATCTCAGTTTGAGATAGAACGCATGGAACAAGAGGCTAACATTAAAAGAGGCTTAATGGCTGAAGAGTTTGGTTATCAAATGAAACTAGCTGAAATGCAAGCTCAAGTAACTTCTAAAAAAGAAGCTCAAATAGAAGACAGGAAAGACAAAAGACTGCAAATGCAAGGTACTCAACAAAGTGAGCTTATAGATCAAAGACAAAATGATCTACTGCCTAAGAACTTTGAATCATCAGGTAATGACAACTTGGATGGATTTGGTTTAGAGCAATTTACCCCAAGATAGGGAATTATTAATTTTTATTATATTATATCATGTCAGAAACAAAAGAAGTAAAACAAGAAGGAGAGTTTAAATTAAAAAAGAAAACTCCAACAAT